GTATCAGCGACATGCTCATGTAAATAAGATCGCCACCCTCATAGGGTTCGTCGTTGAACATCTCTGCTCTGATCTCATTCGGTGACTTGATGCCGCTCGCGATCAGCGACGCTGCGATGCGCGACTTGCGCTCGTCGTCTTCTTGCAGCACTTCGATGTTTGAATAGTCGAACTCGAACCAATAATCCTTGTTGAAGTGCGGCGCGAGTTTCAGCGTCATCTTGTCTGCGACGAGATCGAGCAGCGGGATGACGGTGTCTTGCCAGAACTTCTTCGACTGCACTTCCATGTTCGAGTAGTTCGCATATTCGAGCAGCCCGACGATTGAGGGCGGCACGCCGCCAGCAGCGAGCATCTCTTCGCGATTCATCTTGCGCATCTCGGCATATTGCATGTCTTTGAGCGTGCCCGTCGACAGCGGCTTCACGTCCATGCCACCCCAGATCATGCCTGCTCGACCCGCCTTGCCCGGCCCCTTGTGACGCGCATCCCAATCGTGCCAGAAGCGACGACGCTGCACATCGTCGACATCTTTCGGATGCGTGAACACGAACGGCGGCGTGCCGTCGTTGTCGAGCGTCGCCTCGTTGAAGCGCCTCGCTTTGAACTCAAGCGTGCATGTGCCCGTCAGCGGTTCGATAGGCGACATGCCCAGAAAGTATGACGCGGGATTCGCTTGCTTGAAGTGCAAGATGTGCGTCGCTTCGATCGGTTTCTCTTTGCCGTATGGCGACGTGTAGATGTATTCGACGATCATGCCGTTCGTGTCAGGGACGGGCTGCACGGCTTCGGGTTTGATCCACCACAACTCGATGGGTCTGTGCGACTCGCTGATCGGTCGCGTCTCGCTCGTGCCCACGAGTTCCCAATACATGTTGCCGAGCAAATACAGATTCAGCACCGTGATCTGTATCAGTTCGATGTATGACATGTCAGGGTTCGGTGCTTCGATGAGCATGTTGATGTCTTCGCCTGTCACTTCTTCCTGATCAGTCGACCCGTCTGCGTTCTTGATCTCTTTGAACACTTTCAGCGTCGGCTTGCGAGCAGCGACCATGACAGCAGATGCTGCTGCATAAAGCCAAGGCAGTTGACGATACGCTTCGACGAACGTCTTGAAGTCGAGGATGCGCATCGCATCAGGTCTGTTCTGCGGATACGTCGCTGTTTCGAGCGGCATGAATCCGGCGCTCTTCGTGTAGGGCGCGTCATCGTCGTCATCGATCTGACGCTCGATGTCCTCTCGCTTGACGAATCCTCTGCGCTTCAAGAACGTGTCGATGATGCTCATGCGTGTGCCTCGAATCCGATGTTCGCGCCCGACGATGCGAACGCGTAGATGACTGCCTCTGCGCGGTCGGGTGACTTCAGACCCTTGCGCTTCATCTCGTCTTTGCTCGTGATCTCGATCTGGCCCTGCGAGTTAATCTTGTAGGTGATGCTCGTGAACTGCGCTGTCAACGTCATGTCGTCAGGCAGCGAGAGACGGCCGTCGAGCATCCGATCGCGCAGCGACCAGTATATCTCTGCCTTCTTGTTCTTGAATCGCTCGCTGTCGTCAGCAGAAGAGCCGCCATGAATCTCGCTGACGCTGTGACCGAGTTCTCTGAGTCGGTCGACAACGCCGCTGCCGAGCCCGTCTGCGTCGACTTTGAGATTCTGTGCTTCACGCGTGCGCTGCTGAAGCACGACATGACCCGTCAGCGTCATGAGGTCGCTCTTCGTCAGCACGTCTGCGATCTCTGCGACAGGGCCATCGTGCGCTGCGATGACGCTCTCGTCGTCGCCATAGCGTGCGCAGTCGACGCCGAGTTCGACGACGCCTGTGCGAGCGAGATCGCGCAGCAGCGCTGCTTGAATAGCAGAGAACGGGAACACGACGTTGATTCCCTCGAACGCTGTCCAGTCGCCCTTGATGAAGCGCGCTTGCCACTCAGGTGGGAAGTTCGCTCTGAGTTGCTCGACGTAGCCAGCAGGCAGATGAGGGTTGTCAGTCGGCAGCGCAGCGACGAAGACGTGATTGTCGATCTTCTGATCGATGAAGCGATGCTTGAGCCAGCCAGCGTCAGGGTTCGACGCGAGCAGCCCGAAGTATCTGATGTTGTCTCGCTTGAGTCGAAGACGCGACAGCAGCATGAAGAAGTGAGACTCAGTCGTCTCGCTCGCTTCGTCGATTGCGAACCAGCCGAGTTCCATACTCTTGAGTCGCTCGATTGCGCTCTTGTCGTCACCCAACCCGCCATACCATATTTCGCTGCCGCGCTTCGTCGTGTAGACGCCTTTCTGTCCGTTGTGAGCAGCGATCAGATTCGCATCGCTCAGCATCTCGAACAGACGCGGCCCTGTCGTGCGCTCGAATGACTTCAACTCGTGCCGGCAGATGTAGCCGCGATTGCCGGGATACTCTTCGCTCAGAGCGATCACTTCTGCACAGAGAGCAGTCGTCTTCCCGCCACCCATCGCGCCGCCATACAACTTGAACATCTCAGGCGCAGCATGAAAGAGCGCTTGTCGCTTCGTCGCTTTGTAGACGATCATGCGCGCTGCTCCTGCTGCTTCTCGAAGAACGTGATCGTCATCGTGTAGCACGCAGGCATCGAGAACGCGACGAGCGTCGAGAACGCTGCGAACGTGAACGTCGAGTCCCACATGCTCTCGTTCATGCCTTCTTCTTCTCGACTCGCTCGTGATCGATGCCGTTGAAGAGTTCAGGGTCATACGTCTGCCCGGGTCGAGGCATCAAGAACACAGCGCCTGAGACGTTGAGTTCACCTGTGTGCTGCACGTCGAGCGGCAAGAGTTTCGCATAGAGTTGATAGAACTGCGCGCGATTGTAGTCGCTCTTCGCTGCCCACTTGTGCATGCCGTCGACGCCACCCAACTTCTCGAACACGTCGATGATGTTGTCACGCACGAGACGCGTCGTCTTGTTGGGCACGCCTTTGCGCAGCGCACCTCCGGGATTGCCTTTCACGAACGGCTTGCCGATGACACGCTGAGCGCTCTTCTCGCGCTGTTTGCGTATTGCGTTGCTCGTCATGCTTCTTTCTCTTTTGCAGCGATGACGACGAAGACGTTCGCGTCTGCTCTGTGCAGTCGATTGAGCGAGTCGAGCATTGAGTCTTTGGGCGAGTCGATCTCAAGCGTGACGCGAGTCGACTTGTCACCTGTGCGCAGAGACTTCGTGTCGACCTGTTGGATCAGGCACTCGAACGCGACGTTCTTGCGCTTTGCTGACATCGTCACTTCTTCATGTGTTCGTCGAGACGCTTCTCGATGCGTTCTTGACCTGCTTTGAGGCCGGCGATTGCTTCAGTCTGCTGATAGACGGCTTGAGGCAGCACGACGAGCGTGCGGATGCACTCTTCGAGACGAGCGATGCGCTGCTGCGAGTCGACTGACGTGTCGATCAGTTTGCTGACTTGAGACTCGACACGAGACGTTGAGACGCCGATCTGCAAGAACGCTTTGTCGACAACGATGTAAAGGAGCGAGAGCGTGAGACCGATTGTCGTGAGCAGTTGCTTGTTGATCTTCGACGGGGTTCCGTTCATGCTGCTGAGTCCTCACTTGTGAGAGATGAAGCCGAGCGCGAACGAGATGACAGCGAGAGCAGCGTCGCGCTTGAGAGCAGAGCGCTTCTTCGCTTTGTTGAACGCGACATGTTCAGCGTTGAACGCGACATGTTCAGCGATGATGCGTTCGTAGTCGATGAACTTCGCTGTGTCGATCGTGATGATCGTGTCTTGATTCGCGATCTCTTGCTCTGCTGTGTTGAGCGCTGCTGAGAGCGTCGCTGTGAGCGAGAGGTTGAGTTGCACCTCTTCTTTGAGCGACGGGATCGTCTTGAGCGTGAACTCGCGCCACTCGACAAGCACGACGCCGTTCTTTCTGAACGCAGCGAGCGAGAACTCTGCGCGCGTGTTGTCTGTGCTGAGCGTGATCTCTTGAGTCGCGAGGATGTCTCGCGTCGTTGTCAGCACGTCAGCGATCGGACCCGTCTGCATCTGATGACGCAGGTCAGCGATGATCGCGTCGCGTGTCGCGCGCTCTGCGATGAGCATGTTGATCTCGCTCGTCTTGAACGCTGCGTCGTTCTTGAGCAGATCGCGCTGCGTCTTGAGAGCGACGTTGCTTGTCGCGAGCGCTTCGTTCTGAGACGAGAGCGACGCGAGCGACGTGCGTGCTTCTTCTGTCACGCTGTCGAGGCGCTGCTTCAGTTTGTTGATCTCGAAGCGACCTGAGAACGCGCTGAGCGCGATGAGCGTTGCTGCTGCGATGAGACAGATGACGATGAAGAGCGTGTTGCGCTTCACTTTGCTGCTCCATTCGCTTCGTTCGTGAACTTCAACTTCTCGCTTTCGAGCGAGAGTTTGTTGTCCGAGTTGCGCTTGTAGAGGTAGCCGCTGAACGCTGCCGTGAGACCTGTCAGCGCGACGGGGAACACTCTCTCGACGCTCTCGTGATGCTGAAGCATCCAGAGCATCGCGAAGAACGACGTGACGAAGATGAGCAGCGCTGCGCCGCTGTTGATGCTGATCTTCAACTCGACGTTGATGCGCATGATGCTCGCTTTCAGTCGGTCCCGAAGAACGGGTCGACGATGACATACGCTTCTTTGCGATAGGCGATCGGTCTGATCTTGACGAACGCGTTCTGCTGCCATGCTGCTTCGGGCGACGTTGTCGACGACCCCCCGCCTGCTGCTTGAAGCACGATGCCCGCTGACTCTGTCAGCATGCCGACGTGTATGAACGCGCCTGCTGCGTTCTTGTAGCAGACGAGCGCGCCCGGCACGAGTTCAGTCGTCTGATTGTCTTTGAACAGCGCGAAGAGGCCGGCGACATCGTAGTCTGTCGCGTGCTTGAGCAGCCCGACGCCTTGAAGTATTTCGACGATGAGACCTGAGCAGTCGATGCCTGACGGGTCGTCGCCTCCCCACTTGTAAGAGCGACCGAGCCACGAATAAGCATACTTCAGCGCGAGCGATCTGAGCGTCATGTTGATCTGCTGCTGTTGAGGGAAAGAGATGGGACTGACGCTGCCGTCACAACGTCAGTCCCTGAGACAAAAGGAGGGCTCGTGAACGAGAAGAAGTCGCAGTTCGACGAGCGTTGCATGCCTGACATATAGCATGTCAGAGCATGGAGTTCAATACGCAGCGCTCAGAACGTCTGCGGAAGCACTCGCGGACGCTGCGGTTTGCGCTGTGCGCGACGATCTGATCTGATGCGTCGCGAAGTGCGCATCTCGCGTTTTAACGTGCGCTGAACGTCAGATGCTTGGCGCGTGAGCGAGACGACCGCTCGTGCGCATCGTTCTGACAGCAAGCGCTGCCCGTATCTGATGACGCATGCTGTCGTCTGTTGGCCATGTTCGAGCGGCGCTCTGCTTCTTGAATATCTCGCGTGCGAGTGCGGGGTCTTTCGAGAAAACGCCTTGATAGACGATGGAGTCCATAATGTTCTTTCCGCTATTATACGAAAGAGGAAGCACGCACAGCGTCTTCCACAACTGCCCGAACATATGCATGTCTTTCGCGTCGAACGGCCCTAAGTGCAGAGGCACAAGTTCGCGGCTGCTGTCCAGCCAAGGCGTCTTCGTTCCATAAGTATATTCGTTGCCATACTTGTTGACGCTCAGCATCGTGAGCGCTTCAAGCACGAGCATCAGACAACCTCGGTGCTTCTGCCATTCGTCGGGAAGAAACCGAGCGCCAACCTGTCTTGCATCATTCGACGCAGCGTCACGTCCCCGAAGCATGTTCACGAGAGCGACTGCGCCAAAGAACGACGGCTTCTCTCCCATCACGTCATCGAGA